CTGCACAGGATGTTCGCGTAGTTATTTAATAACAACCAATGGCCCCCCTTGGCCTATAAGGAGAATACATGGATACGAATCACTTAGAAGAACAGTTGGCAGAGATTGAGAAACAGATTGCCGAGAGCGAACAGCAACAGCCTGCCGATGATGTAGAGCCTGCAGCGACGGAACCCGCAGCAGAACAGCCAGCGGATCAGCCTGCCGAACAACAGGCCGATGAAGACCAGCCCGAAGAAGACGATTTTAACAGCGAAGATGAGAAAAAGCGCGCCCGCGCCTTTGCCCGCCAACGCCAAGAGGCCAAGGCACTTAAGGAACGCTTGGAGCAAGCCGAAGCGGCACGCCAAGCCATGGCAGAGCGCCTTGCCAAGCTGGAAGGGCGCGCCGAGGCAACACCTGCACCTGAACCTAAGCCAGCACTGGAAGAACAAGAGCCAGATGCCGACCTTTACCCCGAAGACCACGCCCGATGGGAAGTGCGGCAGCTTAAGAAAGAGCTTGAGGATGTTAAGAAGTTCAAGCAGCAGCAAGAGCAAGTCAGTACGTTCCAGCGTCAGGTTGCTGGTGTTCAAGCACTTGAGGGGCAATTCAAGGCAACCGCGCCCGATTACGATGATGCCGTGCAGTTCTTGGTGGAAAAAGAAAAGCGCATGAAGCGCTTACTTAACCCTCAAGCCACGGACGCACAGCTTGAGGCTCAAATCCAAACGGAAAAGGTGGCCTTGTTTAAGCAAATCCTAGCCGCTGGCAAAAATCCTGCTGAGATGGTGTATGAAATCGCCAAGCAGGACGGTTGGCAGCCCAAAGGTAAGCAGGCTGCTGCTACGCCCAAACCCAGCCTTAATAAGCTTGCCGATAACCAGCGCCGTGCTGCCAGCATTATCGGTGGAACGCCTGCCGAAAGTTCTGGCAAGGTGACTGCTGAACAATTGTTTAGCATGTCGATGGAACAGCTGCAGAAAAAGCCAGACACGTTCTGGAAAGAGGTTGAGGGTAAGCTGTAATCCTTCCCCCGCAGCCCCGCAACAAGCCCCCTTGACAGGGGGCTTTTATTATTCAACACTTAATTATCGCCTATCGTGTTCGGGCCGTAATTAGAACACGCTTCGCCCTAATGCTGTCTGGGCTGTAATCAAGACTTAGCGCTCCCGTAAAACATAACAGGCTACGCACAGTGCGTACTCTGACCATAAATATTGAAAGGATAGAGATATGTCTACGACTAGTATGACCACCTCTAACGCCCTTACAGTAAAACTTTGGGGGCTAAAAGGCTTTGCCGATACCCTGAAATCTACTGCGTTTGGGCACATGGCTCGCCGTGGCACCATTATGCGTGCTTCCGAGCTTGATAACGCTCGCAAGGGTGATGAAGTAACCGTAAGCTACGTCGGCTTGCTGACTGGCCAAGGGCAAACTGAAGGCGGCACACAAACTGGTAACGAGGAAGCCCTCGACCTGCAAGCGTTCAGCATGAAATGGAACGTGGTACGCCACGCCGTTGCAAGTCCAAACGATGACACCATCGAGCAAACCCGCACGAACGTAGAGTTTGAGCGTAATGCACGCGAAATGCTGCGCAAGTGGCACGCCTCGCGTCTGGATGCTAGCTGCTTCAACCAACTGGCTGGTATCAACAGCACCACGATGACCGTTGACGGCACTGTATATAGCGGCGCTGCCCGTACCATCGTGCAAGGTTTGAACACCGTTGCCGCACCAAGCACCAACCGCATCGTGCGCGCTGGAGCTCGTGCTAACGACCAGAGCTTGACCAGCGCTGACACCTTCACTTTGGACTTGATTGACTCCGCTATCGAGCGTGCAGCAACCACGTACCCAACCATTGAGAAGCTGGACAATGAAGAGTTTGACCTGTACCTACACCCGCACCAAATCACGGATATGCGCCGTGACAGCAGCGGGAAGGTTCAATGGTACATGAACGCTTCTTCTCTTGCCCAAGGTGGTAACAGCGACACGCTGTTGAACACCAGCAGCTACAGTACTGGCATCGTAGGCCGTTACGGCAACGTAAACATCTATAGCCGTGACCGCGTGCCTCTGGGCCAAAGCTCGGCTGACAACAGCGCCGTTGCCAACACCCGCCGCGCCGTTCTGTGCGGTAAGAACGCCCTTGCTTTTGCAAGCCGTTTCAGCGGTGCCTTGACTGATGTTAAGGAAACTGGTGGTAGCACCCCAATGATGTTCAAAACCGAGTTAAAAGACTATGAGTACATCAAGGGTGTTGAAGGCCGTATGATTTACGGCGTGAAAAAAGTGCAGTTTGACGGTGAGGACTTCGGTTCGATCGTTATTAGCACCTTTGCTGCAGCCCACTAAGGAAAGGATAAGAATATGGCTATTCCAACCGTGTTCTCTGATGTAGCGGTAAACCCGTTCATCGCTAAAGGTGAACCACAAGGCGTTATTGCCCAAAAGTTCACTGTTACCCTGCCTGCGGGTCTAACTGCTGGTACAAATATCGGTCTGGTTCGCTTCCAGCGTGGGTTTAGCCCTGTTGCGATGGCGGTTGTTGCCACCGATATGGATACCGCAACGACTCTCGTTCTTGACGTAGGTTATATGTACGACAGCGCCTCAACTGGCTCTGACGTGCTGAATGCCTTTGTCAACGACAGCACCATCGGCCAAAGCGCGGGAAGCCTTATCTGGCCTACCGCTGGCGGCTTGCTGACAGGCACCACCTTCACCGCTGCTGGCGATGGCTACTTGAGCCTCACCACCGCTGGTGAAAACATCGAAGTAGCTGGTACGATTACTGGCTACGTACTCTTCACCTACAACTTGTAAGGTGAAGATATGGCTACACTAGCTACCATACGGACGCGAGTGCTGGCTAAACTTGTGGACGCTGGGGGTTCCATTGCGGAACCCTCGGTGGCCCAAGTTACTGCCGAGATAAACTCGGTGATTGACTTTTACGAACCGCAAAACCTTTGGTTTAATGAGGTGACCGCTACAGGCGCGTTGACGGCTGGCAACGCAAGTGTGCCGATTCCTGCTGACTTTAATCATTTTATCGAGCCTAACGCGCTTGTGGTTGAGCAGAGTAACGTGCGCTACCCGCTGATTAAAATTACCCCGCTGCAATACGATAGTATTTATGCCGCAGGCACGGGCTTGCCCCGCTATTTCACGTACCGCAATCAAGGCATCCAGCTTTATTTTATCCCTGACCAAGCCTACACCTATTATCTGTATTATAACCGCACCTATGCAGATTTGGCGGCTGATGGGGATAGCAACGATTTTACCAACTACGCCGAGCGCCTGATTGAGTACCGCACGTTGGCCGAGTGCTACCTTAACTACCGCAGCGATGTGGAAATGGGCCGCGAGTACGAGCGCAAAGCCCAGGAGGAACTTAATAGACTTGTAACCCAATCGCGTCAGCGTTTGGCTACGGGGAACCTAGTGACCGATGACATTACGTCACCGCGCCACGGGGGATTATACTTTAACTAATAGGAGATAAACACATGAGTACATTAGCTCGTGGAGAAGTAGGCCGTATGGTGCGTCAGTTTACCTGCAACGGCGCAACCAACGTAATCGTAAACGCGCCAGAGGTTAATGAAAACAGCACGTTTTCTTTTGGCCTCCGCACTATAGGCGGCACCGTGGGCGCTATCCCCCGTGTGACTACCGTTACGCCCGGTGTTAGCTTTACTGTGGCTGGAACCGCCGGCGACACCAGCGTTTACAACGTCGTTGTGTTAAGTTAGCCTAATGGGGGCTACGGCCCCCCAAGTTTTAATAAGGAGCGAGTGCGATGCCTAACTCAACCACCAATTATGCGTTCAACCTGCCGCTGGTCAACGACCCGATTGATGCGGACTTGTGGGGTGGTCAACTTAATTCAAACTGGACAAGTATTGATAGTTTGTTAAAAACGGCAAGCGATAACGCTACCGCTGCTTTAGCTTTAATTGATTTAGGTGACATTAAAATCACATCTCGCAGCACGGCACCTTCAAAATGGCTTTTTTGCCGTGGTCAAGCTATCAGCCGCACCACATACTCGGCTTTGTTTGCAGCCATCGGCACAACGTATGGCGTTGGTGACGGCAGCACAACGTTTAATGTGCCTGACATTCAAGGGCGTGTAATTGCTGGTCAAGAAGCATCGGCAACACGCCTGACAAGTGCAGTAAGCGGCATTGATGGGGCAACCCTTGGTGCTGCGGGTGGTAGTGAAGCTATGCAACAGCATACCCACACGGCGACTGTTACAGACCCAGGGCATGGACACAACATCCTAAATGGTACGCCAGGTGCAAGCCTAGCAACCAATTTGGTCGTTAGTGCTGGTGGTGCATCAACATCAGGGGTTGTGCTTAACGCTACAACAGGTATTACAGTCAGCAACGCCAACACGGGTACGGGTACAAGCCAAAACGTGCAGCCAACCATTGTACTTAACTACCTTATATACGCAGGCGTTTAATGACCTACGAACTCAAACCCATCAGCGTTTTGCCGGGTGTTGCGCCTTCAACGGACAGTACCCCTCAAAACACGCAGCATTATGTTGCCGCTGATAAGGTGCGGTTTGTGGATGGTGTTCCAGAGAAAATAGGCGGGTGGACGGAGCTTAACCTAACTGGTAGCTTCGACATTCAAGGCGCGCCGCGCAATGTGTATAGCTACGTGTTCAGTGGGACTACTTATTATCTGGTGGGAACACACACCAACCTTTACCGCATTGTTGGCCAGACGCTGTTTAACACCACGCCAGTTAAAACCACCACAAGCGATTACACCAACGCTCTATCCACCAACTATGCCACGCTTGGCAGTAACCCATTGAGCGTGACCAACGGAAGCCCTATTGTGACCGTGACCGATGCAGGCCACAAGTTCCGCGATGGTGATGTTCTTAATATCAGCGGCGCAACAGCCACGGGCGGCATTTTGGCGGCTTCGTTAAACGGCGCCAAAAGCATTTCTAACTGCACAACCAACACATACCAGTACAACGCTGGCACAAACGCCACCAGTACCGCTACAGGAGGCGGCGCAAGCGTTGTACGCGCCAGCCGCCTTGTAAGTGTGGCGCACGCTAACGATTTTCGCGAAGGCGACAACATCGTGGTGCAGGACGTGCAGAATACCTTGGGCGGCATACTTCCAACCCAGATTGAGGGCATCCGCGTGGTGCGCAACGTAACAGGCACAACATATGATATTGTCAGCGATGGGTTTGCCACATCTAGTGTATCATCCTCTGGTGGGAATTATAAGATTTTCCCCGAAATTGATGATGGCCAACAAAACAGCACCAGCGGCAGCGGTTACGGCATGGGCTTGTATGGCGTTGGGCTGTATGGTGTGAGCAAAGAGAGTAGCACTCCAACGCCGCCGAGCATTTGGAGTTTTGACCGCTTTGGTAGCCTTGTTATTACTACGCGCGGCAACCAGACTGGTCTTTATAGCTGGAATAACACCACGAGTATTCTGCCTACATTGGTGGCCAACGCGCCTACGGCAATTAACTATGCTTTTGTGACGGATAATATCTGCGTAACTTTTGGCGCCAGCGCCCAGCCTAACCGCATTAAGTGGAGCGACCAAGGCAACCTAACAACGTGGACGGCCACGGCGCAAAACCAAGCGGGTGAGGATGATATTGAGGGCGCGGGAGAGTTTATCAGCCATGCCGCCGTGCGCGGGGCTAACCTGCTCTTTACCCGTCAACAGGTTTATTCGTTCCGCTATATCGGCAAACCTTTTGTGTTTGAAACCAAAATTGTTGACCCATCGCGCGGCCTTATCGCGCGCAATGCCCGTGTGGTGGTGAACGGCGTAGCTTATTGGATGGGGCTTGATAACTTTTACCAATATCGCGGTGGTAACGTTGAGGTTATCCCAAGCAACAGCTATGGCGAAAGCACAATGAAGGAATATGTTTTTGATAACATAAACCAAAATAACGCGCTCAAAAGCTTTGCGTGGTATAACTCACAGTTTAACGAGATTTGGTGGCATTATCCCAGCCTTGGTGCGCAAGAGTGCGATCGCGTTGTGAGGTTAAATGTAATTGACCGCACGTGGGTTCCCGATACGATGAACCGCAACGCTGGGGAGTACCCAAGCGTGCTTGGTGCGTTCCCATACCTTGCTGACAACAGCGGCAATATCCTGCAACACGAGAATGGAACAGACGACAACGGCATCCCATTGGCGTTTAGCCTTACCACACCATTCTTTAGCACCGAAAGCAAGCAGACAGCTATCCTTGGTGGGGTGTATCAGGATAATGATATAAGCACTGGCAACATTAACCTGACTATTAACACCAAGCGCTATCCAAATCAGACGGCAGACAGCAGCACTTACCCCATCACAACGGGAAACGCTAACTTGATTTACCGCAAAAGCGCACGCTATTGGCAATACACCGTAAGTGGTGCTACACTTGGGCAATCATGGCGCAGCGGAAGCTGGATGGAGCTAATAAAAGGCAGCGGGAACCGATGAGTGTTATTCGGCTTATTGATAAAACAGGCAGCGCCAAAAGCTGGGGGCCACAAGATGTGGTAGATGCCCTGCAAAAAGACATTGATGAGGGTAAGGTTGGAAATAAGCTGATTGTTGTTCACCTTGACTCAAGCAATGAACAATTTAAGACGACATTTTTGCAATGTGGGATGACTGCAAGTGAAATTGTTGGCTTGTTAGAAATCACAAAAATGGACGTTTATCGTAAGTTGATTGCAAAATGAAAAGCGATTACCCCGTTTTACCCGTACAACCTACCTTGGATGACGTTATCCAATGGGTGCAAGATGTCACGCGCCTTCGCCAACTTGAGGATTTACCTGATTTTACCAATTTACCCAATGTTTTTATACGCGGACGGCGCATTGAGAGAGTGGCACCGACAAGCCACAGCGATGTTGTTGCAACAGATGTAGAGGGTGATTTTGTTTATAACTTTGATGGCAGCAATCATAACCTTTATATTCTGGTGAACGACAGCGGCACCCTTAAGTGGGGGCGGTTTAACATAAACGTAAGTTGGTAGGAGGTGCATCATGGGTTACGGTAAAAAGAAACCAAAGGGTAAGTAAGATGAAAATCCGCAATTACAACCATGCGGACTTTGACATGGTGGCTGCGTGGTGGCGCGGCCATCATGGCAATGATTTCCAGCAAGGGTTTATCCCGCCAACGGCCTATATTGTAACTGATGATGACGGCATCCCTTGGGCATTCTTTGCGATGGCATCATTACAATGTGATATTTGCTACTTTTTGTACCCAATGGTGAACCCTACTCTTGATAAAGAGCAGCGTGGAGAAGCTATTGACTTTATGATTAACTGTGCCAAGATATGGACAGTAAATACTGGGCATAAGATTACTTATATCAGTATCAGAGGCGAGAAAATGCTCTCCCGCCTAGAGCAAAATGGGTTTATATCTGGCGAAGATAATTGCCAGCATATGTTTTGCAAAGTGGAGATGGTAGAATGAGTGGCGTTTTAGGTAATCTTTTCGGGAAAAAGGCTACTCCCGTTATGACCAGTCAGACCCCTACGGGGTTTGGCAGCCTGCCAGAGTTCGGCCAAGCTGCGTTTAAAGATGCCGTGACCCGTGCACAAGCCATTAGTGCCAATCCTGATGTGTTTGCCCCGACGGCCTTTAATGCTGACCAGCTTGCAAGTATGGATTTAGCCCGCCAAGGGTATCAGAACGTCACCCCCGATGTATTTAATCAGCAAGTCGGCATGTTCAGTAACCCGTTTGAGGAACAAGTGATTGCTGGCCTTGAGGCAGATACGCGCCGTACTGGCCAAGGGCTGTTGAGTGACCTTGGTGCAGGCGCTACCGCTGCTGGCGGCTTCGGTGGCACGCGCCAAGCGGTTGCTGAGAGCGAGCTTATGCGTGGCCTGACGCAAGACTTTGCAGCACAAGCGGCTGGGTTGCGCAGCGGCAACTTCCAAAGTGCCGCCGACCGCGCTATTGCTAATATTGGCATGAACAACCAGCTTAAACAGCAACAAATGGCCGACCTTGAGGCTATTGGTGCGTTGCAGCAAGCACAGGCAACGCAGGTTCAACAATCCCCGCTGCAAGCGATTGAGTTCTTGCTGCAAGCGGCGCAGGGCTTGCCTACAGGCGGCGGTAGCACGGGGTATGGGTTGCGTGAGAATGCTGGGTTTCTTGGTCGTTTAAGCAACATAGCCGCAAACTTTGGTCAGGCTGCAAAAGGGTTTGGTGCATAATGGAACCCCAAAACATCGGAGGATTTCTTTCACGCTTAGGCGCTGGTTTAGGGCGTGGAGTGCTTGCTCTTGGCACAGGCGGCATTTCAGAGCTTGGGATGCAACGCCGTGATATGCTTGCACAGCAAGAGCAACTTGCAGCCCAACAAGAAGCCCAACAACGCCAAGCGATGGCGCAAATTATCGCGAGCCCAATGACGCCAGACCAAAAGCTGCAAGCGCTGGCACAGCTTGGCACCGCCGATGCGGTGGCATATGCCCAAGAGCTTGCTAAACCCGCTGATGTTCCCGCAAGCATCAAAGAGTTCCAAGCCGTGCAGGCTATGACACCAGAACAACGCGCTGCGTTCCAAGCGATGCAAAACCCGATTACGCCGTTCCAGCGCGAGCAGCTTGCGCTTGAGCGTGCTAAACTGGAAAGCGGTGCAGACTTCCAGCGTATGCAGGCCAACCAACGTGCGCAAGCACTTGAGCTACAAGCTCGCGCTCTTGAACAAGCAGGCCGTAGGCAAGAGGCGGCGGCGGTGCGTGCAGAGGCTGCTATAGCGCTTGGTGAGGTAGAAGAGCCTAAAATGTTCCAATATAGCCGCGTGCCAGACCCTCTGGCCCGCATCAACGACCCTAAACGCCGTGACATTGCTATGCAAGCACTTGGAACAGAAGCTCAAAAAGCTATTGAGGCACAACAAGAAAATGTTGACAAAGCTATGAGCAACAAAGCGGCCATGGAAAAGTTTGAGGCTGCAATGCAGCGTCAAGGTGGAACGGGTGGCCAAACTGCATTTTTGGCTGGTGTGCGCTCTTATTTTGACCCTGAGATTGCTGATATGCTGCAAGTTACCGCTGAAACAAGCCCATTATTTAGACAGCCCGGCAGCGGCGCGTCGTCGGACTATGATGCCAAGCAGTTTGAGCGTGCAAACGTAAGCGTGGATAAACCAACTGAAACTAACGCACAAATTATTACTGCTCGTAAACTTGCCGCTGACAACGTGGCAGCTAAGGCAGACTTTTTAGAGGCGTATCGTGCAGATAATGGGCATATTCGTGGCGCTGAATCAGAATGGCGTCGTTATCTTAACGATAACTCTATTTTTGATAAATCTAAACCAAACAGCTTTGAACTAAATCCAAACCGCCGCGATTGGCGCGAGTATTTCGGCGGTACTCAACAAGTCAATGAACCTACCCCAACGGCTGGCGGCATAACTTTGCCACCTGCCGCTGATATTGAAGCTGAACTGCGCCGCCGTGGGGCTATGTAATGGCCGACCTTAGCAAGCTTTCAACCGCTGATTTGCAAGCCCTGCAAGCTGGCAACCTTGGCGCGGTTAGCACGCAAGGGCTTATGGCGTTGCGGGGCAGCAGTACGCCTGCAGCCACCCCAGAACGCCAACGCACTGCGTTCCAGCGTGCCGTTGAAAGCAATCCTGTCACCGCTGGCCTTGTTGGCCTTGGTGGCGGGTTGGTAAAGGGTGCAACGGGTATTCTGCAAGCAGGCGCACAAGCGATTGGCGCCGATGAAGCTGCTCAGGCTGCCGGCCGTGTAACGCAAGACATCAACCGCGATCTAGAAAATCTTGGCACCGCTGGCCAAGTGGGCGGATTTGTTGGCGAGGTTGCGCCTTATGTGGCGTTGCCAGCCGCCGCACCTACCTTGGCAGGCCGCGTTGCCCTTGGTGCAGCCGCTGGTGGGGCGCAGGGTGCGTTGCAGGCGCAAGAAACACCAGATATGGCGGAGCGCGCACAAGGCGCTGTAACGGGCGCTACAATCGGTGCTGTTGCGCCCGTGGCGTTGGTTGGGGCTATAAAGGCGGGTGGTGCGGTAGCACGTGGCACAACTCAAGCTGCCAAAACTGCTACCCGTGCCGTTGTAGGTGCTAAACCTGAAACTGTGGTTGAAGAGGTTATTGGCCGTTCAAAATTGCCTCCAGAACAGCTTAAAACCATGTTGGAAAGCGGTAAGATTACCACCATTGCCGATGTGGCTGGCGATGAAGTGCGTGGGTTAACTCGTGCTGTGGGTAAGATTGAAGGTGGACGCAATGTGATTGCCGATGCGCTGGAAGGCCGCAGCGAAGGCGCGGTGAAGCGCGTGCTTGGAGATTTAACCAAGAGCGTGAGCAATGTTGACGCCTACTTTGGAAACCTTGATGATTTAGCAACTGCCCGCGCCAAAATGGCGGCGCCTTTGTATGATGAAGCATATAAAGCCAATCAGGTTGTGCAATCTAAAATTGTAGATAGTATTTTAGACGCCCCCGCTGGTAAGCGTGCGCTGGCTAAAGCTGCGGATAAAATGCAAAACCAAATGGCGCGTATGGGGCAACCGGATAGAGCTTTAACACGCCAATCCCGCACTATGGGGCAAGCTGCCGGGGGCGGTGTTGCGCGTGGATTAAACTTGCAGTCGCTTGACTACGTAAAACGTGGTTTTGATGATATGATTAGCGAGGCTAAACGCGCTGGCTCAATGGATGATGTGCGAATTTTCAGCCAGATTAAAAATCAACTTGTGAACGAGCTTGATGCTGCCGATGCAACGGGTAAATACAAACTGGCTCGCAAAGTATTTAGTGACAAAAGTGCTTTGATTGAGGCACAAGAAATGGGTTTGCAGTTTAAAAGCCAAACCTCAGAACAATTAAAACGCATCCTTAAAGACATGACGCCAGACCAGCGCGAGGCGTTCCGCATTGGTGTGCGCTCACGCTTACAAAAAGAAATCATGGAAACCCCAGACAAGGCAGACCCAGCCAAACGTATTTTTGGAAACCTTGCAGAACGCGAACAACTTGAAGCTGTGCTTGGTAAAGGTAAACACTTTGATGATTTTGCTAAACGTATGCGTGAAGAAATCCGCGCCGCTGAAACTAAGTTTAGTGTTTTAGGTGGAAGCCGTACCGACATAAACCTTGCTGGAGAAGAGCAACTGGGCACAAACATTGGGCGTGCTATGCGTGGTGATATTAAAGGTGCCGCCATTGATAGCCTTGCCACACGCATTGCCGATGGGTTGCGCAGCCGATATTATGGATTAAATGGCAAAAACGCCGAAGAAATTGCGCGTGTTTTGGTTGACCGCAAAGCTGGCTTAGAAGCTCTCGATCGCATTATAGCCAAACAAAGTGGGGCGCAGCGCGGTATTGTTGAGCAGGCTGTGCAAGGTGTGCGTTCCATGACAATCCAAAACGCCAACCCAAGCACGCCAAGTGGTAGCAGCGCGGCACCGGCGGCACGCAACAGCCAGCGTGGGGCGCTTTCTAGCGTCAACGCGCCCCTTGCCACCGCCGCTCTTGGCCTTGGTGCGGCTAACCTCGCCAGCAGCCTTGCCGTGCCTAACACTGGCCCAGCGCAAGACGAGTGGGCCAACCAGCCGCGCGAGGTACAGTTCGCTAACGAGCAAGCTCGCCGTATGGATGAGTTGACCGAGTATGAACTGCGGAACATGCCAACCGAGCAACTGCAACAGATGCTCGCCCAAGTTCGTGCGCCGATGCCAACTCAAGCCGTTAGCCAAACTTTCCTTATCAACGAGGAAGGCTTCCGCCCAACGGCTTATAAAGACAGCGTGGGTATTACCACCATCGGCTATGGCTTCAACCTTGAGCAGCCTAACGCTGCCGATATTATCAAACGCGTTAAAATCCCAGAGAAATATGAGCTACTGCGCACAGGGCGCCAAGCATTGAGCGAGGAAAGCGCTCGCAAGTTGTTTGATTACAAACACCGCAAGTCAGAACAGGCCGCAGCCCGTATCGTGCCTAACTTCAACCAGCTTGGCGAGAACCAACGTGCCGCGTTGACTAGCATGGCCTATCACATGGGTGGTGAGGGCTTGCGTAAGTTCCGCCAAACCCTGATCTACCTCAAGCAAGGTAACGCCAAGGCGGTTGAAAATCAGCTTCTTTCTAGCCTTATGGCCGAGCAAACACCAGCCCGCGCACGGCGCACGGCTTTGATGCTGGCTTACAACCTAAGCCCCGAAGAGGCTGAGGCGCGGCTGGTGGAGCAAGGCAGAATTGCACCAACTGAGCGCAAATATATCACACCTACAACACCCGTAGCCGAGCCGCGCCGCCAGCGAGTACGTTACAATGATGCAAAAGCTATGGTAGGGTTGAACGATGTCTAAGTACGCCCAGCTTGCGCAGGTTATGGAAGAAGCCGACAGCAAGGTACTTGCAGGCATTTTAGCAGCCTTAAACCAGCTTGATGCGCTAACCGACAAGCGGTTTGAGGCTTTTGATGAGGTTATTCAATCTCAAGCCGATATGATTGAGGATGTTGAAAAAAAGATTGACCAGCTTCTTAAAAAGCCTGCGCCTGTTGACCACACGGCGGAGCTTGAGGCGGTTAAACAGGCCATTGCAAGTCTGCGCACGCTATGCAACCGCCCCTACCCTGTTGTTGACTTGCGCCCCCTGCAAGCCGAGGTGCAGGGATTAGCTGGAAAGCTGGGTGATCTTGAACGCGAGCAGGTTGAGCTAC